GTGATGCTACACGCACTATTACTAGTGCGCTGGGCCCAGCAAAGGCCTGCAGCGGACTCGAATTGTTCGAGTTAACTTTGTCCACTGCTGTTACAATGTTTACATGCAGTGAGAGACTCGCTTCAGGGGAATCCCTTGGAGAAATCTTAGGATCAAAAGATCCAGCAAGTGCATTCAATGGACTCGCTGATGAACTTGTTTCTTTGAAGGACTTCACTTATTCTGGTCTTCCAGTGGAAGGTAAGGTCTGTCGAGTCGAATATGTTGCGCGTCTTGAGCGAGCAATTGCTTCTGGCAAGACTGTTGAAGAGTCTCTGCCAAAGCGTGCTCCGACGCGCTCCATAGTCTCTAACAACATTCGCAAGCTTCGAGCCATCCATAATGAGTTGTACTCTATCATGGTGGCACAAGTTCGTCCCACTCCTATGGCTGTGTGCCTCGAAGGCATGCCCGGCGTAGGAAAAGGACTTTTGGTGGATGTTCTGGGTATGATCTGGTCTGATGTGAAGGGTCGTGAATACGATTCATCACATGTATACCATCGCCAGGCTCTTGAAGAGTACTGGTCTGGATACCAACCAGCGTCAAATCCCATAATTCATTATTCCGAGCCTGGCTCTCTGCACCGCAAGATTGCGGAGTCTCGTGGAGATCCAGTAATGAACGAGATATTGTCTGTGATCGACAATCAGCCGTACATGTGTAGTATGGCTGAGGTTGAGAACAAAGGCAAGGTCTTCGTCATGCCGGAATTGGTCCTGATGGATTGCAATGACCCAACAATGAATATTGATGTTGTGGTCAATAATCCCGCTGCTGTGAAGCGCAGGATGTTGTATATCCGTCCGACGGTGAAACCAGAGTTTAGAAAGTCTGGTACTTGCCGTATGGACCAAGTTAGATCCTTAAGTTCCAATATTCCAATTTTGGATAGGTGGACGTTCGACGTTTACCGTATGGAGCCTGTTGACCTAAAGACGTCAGGTGTTACTCGTTTAATCGAGGGTACCGATATCTATGGGTTGACGAAGTTATTAAACACTAATTTTCACGAGCACATTTCTCAACAAGAGGAGCGTGTTGCAATGGTCTCGAAGATAAATATCCGAGACTATTTGCGTAGTGAGGCTGGTGAAGTTGGCGAGCAAACTGCTCCGCCTATAATTACACCAGTGGTGTACCCTTGGTATGCTCTTTTGGCAGCAGAGGTTGGCATTGAGGTAACTTGGAGTTTCCTCTTTTTGCTTTACTTTCTGTTCCTTCAAGTTCTGTGCTATTTTGGAATGATTGTATCGTTCCTGTGGCCTCAGAACATCTTTTTAAAACTATTCACCGTGCGTGCTGCTCAGCGGCGCGCAAATTATTACGGTGAAAAAGTACTGTATTGGTATCACCAAACCCAACTTAGTTGTGGGGTGAACGTGGTATTACCAACAAAAGAACCACCACGTTTCGATTACGTTCCTTATGTGATGATCTTTTCTGGACTAGTACTGTGCTTTAAAATCTTTCGTGTTTCAACCTTGTTTACCGAAGGAAACGTTCTGTCTTCAATGGCGGAGCGTACTCCTGAGGAAGTTGACGAGGTTATTGACTCTGTGGAAGAATCCACTGCGTGTGAGATTCCTCCTCCACGCACCAAAGCTGGAAATGGCATCGACTGGGATTCAGTTGAGAGACCAAAACCAGTTCTAATCACTGAACCAGTTCAGTATAATGAGCCGGACAAGATTGCTGCTGCAGTGCAGAAGAATGTTCGTGTCTTATACATCTCAGGAGAGAAGACTTTTGAGACCAGAGCTGTAGGTGTCTTTGGTGATTTCGCCTTGGTGAATCGCCATTCCTTTTCCCATGCACGAAGTGACGGGACTTGGAGCGTAGAAGTCCGTGTTGACCCTGAGGTTGATATCGGCATTCGAAACGTTCTCATCCGTCACACGGAGATGGAACAGGTCGACGGTGACGTCTGGCTCGTTCGTCTTCGTGGAGCTAAATTCCGGGACATCCGGAGTTATATAGCTGCCGAAATCGTTTCACCACCCATTTTTGGTGCCAAAGGCATCATTGGAGGTGAACATGTGCGAGTTAAGAGAGCTACTCCTGTGGTGGCTCAAGATAAGAATTGGGGCCCTGTCCCCGTTGAACATCCCATGCGGTATGCTTGGAGCAATCACGCTGTGGGTATGTGTGGATCTCCTTTGTGTATGGAATACTCAGGAGGTTTTGGATTTGTGGGCATCCACATCGCAGGCCACACTGGACATAATGATTCTTATTCCGAAGCCATTTCGATGCGTCAAATCGCACCGGCTGCTCGGACTTTGATGAACAAATCCGTCACCTTGGGAGTGAATTCAGAAGGGCGTTTGCGCCTTCCTGTCTACTCACCTGGTTTAGGTGACGTGTGTGCGCGATCACCCTTGCGGTTCGAGAGTGTCCCAGGACTGGACGTTTATGGTTCAATTCTGGGCTACTCCCCTCAGCGCTTGGGAAAATCCAAATTAGTGACGAGTGGGTTTCTGCCTTACGCAGAAAAGCTTACGGGTATCTCTCCCTTTGATGTGGAGGGAAAACCCCTATTTGCACCACCCCCTTTTCGGTCTCGGACCTTTGAGGGAGAGTATGTCGCGCCCTATAATCACTTCGTCAAAAAGGCGGGAGTGATCAAGAAGTCGCTTGATCCTAACATCCTGAACAGAACGATTAAACTCGTTACACACAGAATTGTTACAGGGTTGGCGACTAAAGGGGTTACTTCACTCTCTCCTGTTCCACTTTCAGTGGCACAGAATGGTCATCCGGAAGACTTCTACATGCGAGCCATGAAACCTTCCACCTCAGGTGGTTGGGCGTGGCCAGGCGCAAAGAAGAAGTATTCCGAGCAATGCGAGTTGGACTTCAAGAAAGACTCGTACATGCCACTTTACGACGTTAAAGAGCAAGTTGTTGAACAACTGAATGCTTATACACGTGGTGAAGACGCGCTTCCGTTGTTGGGAGCGCAACTAAAAGATGAGCCAAGAGCTTATAAAAAGGTATTACAGGCGAAGACGCGAGTCTTCTGCATGTCTCCTTATGAGAGTACACTCGTGAATCGGATGTATTTGATGCCTTTCTATTCGCTCATGGTCCAATTCGGCGATGTGTTTTGCACAGCGATTGGTATTAACATGCATTCCACTGACGTGGATGAATTCGTTAACACCCTTGTTGAGTTCTCCAAATCACTTATGGAAGGTGATTACGGAGGATATGATACGTCAATGCCGTTTGATATTGGATTGGCTGCTAATACCGTCGTGTATGAAGTCCTGAAACATTTGGGATATAACGACGAGGCCCTTGAAAAAGTGAAGGGTATTCTCAGTGACAATCTTTTTCCAACAGTTGTAATGCAAGGTGATGTTTTTACAATCCCTGCGTTGCAGCCTTCGGGAAAGTACGCTACTGCTGAAGACAATTCACTTCGGGGGCTAATTATGCTCGTTTATGCGTGGATTACCATGACGATGAAGAACGATGATTTTGAAGATCTCGATTTCTTCCGTTTGGTAAAACCGCGCATTTACGGTGATGACATGCTTGCAGCTGTCAAACATAAGGCGCAACATATCTTCAACAATTGTACATATCAACGCTTTTGCGAAGAGGTGTATGGTATTGAATTTACGAATGCGCTTAAGACAAAAGACATGCAACCGTTTCTTCGTCCTGATCAAATCAGCTTTCTGAAAAGGAAGTTCGTTTATCGTGACGATTTGGGACATTTCGTCGCTCAATTGGATCGAGCGAGTATCATGAAGTCTATTGTCTACTATCTCCCATCTAAATCCGTTTCAGTGGAAGAACAGCTAGTGGATAGCTGTGTTTCTGCTTTGAGGGAACTTTTCTTTTGGGAGACGGAGCCCAATTATGAAATCTTGCGACATGAATTCGCAAGTGTTGCCGCTGAGGTATTGGACCTCGAGATGGAGGACATTTTGAAAGTGTTTCCTCGTTTCGACTCTATTCGCGAACAAGTCTACCCGGCACCTGATGTTGAGAGTGCTCTTGTCAAAGAGAGCACACCAATCAATGTTCAATTACGGGAGCTGTTTGGCGTCCCCTCTGGCAATTATTTGACGATGCTTCACCCTCTCATTACTGAGAGTGCGGAGATTGTCAACCCTATGCAAGCACTTTTGCAGCAGGCACAAGAGGCTGCTCAGCAAAACAGTTCGAGAAGAGCTGTACAAGCGAAGCAAGTTGAAAGTGTTGGCCCGTGTGCTGTGCTCAAACGTTTTTATGATAACATTTGTGCGCAGACATATGAGCTATGCTGTTTTGCTGCGGGCTTTGTGTCCGATATTAGTGGTCCAATTGTGACCACACCATCTGAGCGTATAGCTGAGTTCGAGGAGAACTGTGCTACGCTCAAGGATGAGGTGTGCAGCAAGAATTTTCTTATTGCACTTGTAAAATTTCCAATATTACTGGTACCGTCATTTTTTCTGACATTGTTACCAACCGGGTGGTATTTACAAATGTGTAAGCTTTTTGGTTGCACCCACGCCTATACAATAGGTGCTACATTGTTGAGCACCGTTATTGGCTCACCCATTGCTGAGGAGTTCTTCCATAAAGACACTTTTGCTGAGGCGATTGTGTTTTCATGTTTTGAGTTCTACATCAAGGGATGTCCACTTCTTGGTTTTCCCGCGTTTGCCATGCACATTTTGTTGTGGCAGCGTAACCGGATGGACCGAGCAAAACTTCATTCGAGGTTTAATTTTGTCGTTGTACTTCTTGAAAATTGGTACAACGGAACCCTACTTAACTTACAAGAAATTCCGTAGAGAGCTCGTATCACCGTGATGTAATAGGAGACACGGCCCGTTAGAGAGAGCAATTTTGGTTAAATCGCAGTTCTACGAAGGCAAGCCTAATGCAGGCAATAAATTAAAATTATGGGTATTTTTTCTTTTTTCAATTTGTGCTGTGGTGCACGTGATAAACAACCACAATTTTTGCTTGCGGAATCCAAGGAACTTCCAGTTGAAGTTACCACTTTGGACCCGCCCCCAGTGCCCACTGTTGATGGGCTTACTGGAAATGTGGTGGTTGATTCTATGACTCTTGTAGAGCTAGATGCCAACCCACACATTGCGCAACATCCTAATTACCGACGACACGTCCAGAAACGTCGAGCCTTCCTTGCCAACAAATTGGCGGAAGAAGTGACAAAACGAGTTTTGGAGAAGCGCAGGCTTAAAGCTCGCGCTATCGCCGAATCTCGACGTGCTCGTGGTGTTATGTCTATTGTTACAGAGTCAAAGGAGCTCACGGGTGAGTTTTCCGAAGGCACTGCTACGATCTCACTTCAAAATGAGAACGTGATAGACCACGCTGGTGAAGACGCTAAGGAGGTCACTGCAGGTACTTCTTTGATTGATGTTCCAAATGGAGTTCAGACAGAGTATCCGCTTGACGATTTCTTTAAACGTCCAATCATTGTGTATGACACTGAGTGGGCTGTTGCCACAGATTTTGATGTTCACCTGAAGATTTGGAATCTTTGGGCAAACAACGCGGCAGTCCGCGCAAAATTGAGCAATTATGCTTATTTCAAAGGGAACTTGAAGGTGCGTGTAGCGTTTTCAGGAACTCCCTTTCATTATGGAAAAGTGATGTTATGTTACTTTCCGTATCCTGATCGGATTGATGTTCTTAAAGGTTATGATGACCTTATGGGAAGGACTGCGCCTACAACGGCAGCGGTACTCCCCTGTTATAAGAACTACATCTCACAAGCTCCAGGATTTACTGTCATTGACGTTAAAGACAACGAGCCTGTTGAGATGACAATTCCGTTCATTTCTTACAAGCAGCAATTTCGCTTGTGGAACACATCAAATGTTGTAATCACAAATGCCAACGATTTGAAAGATTTTGAAGAAGCAGGTGAACTGCGTCTTGTCACTCTCAATCAAGTCGGTATTGCGAACGCTGACTATTCAGCAGACGTATCTGTAAATGTAATGGTTTGGGCTGAAAATGTTCAACTTGGTTGCATTACTGGTACTGACATTGATATTACAGCAGAATCGCGTGAAATCGTCACTGAATCAAAG